ATTTCTAATACATAAGGTTTACCTTTGTAAACTATGTGATCTACACCACACATATATGCTCTGGATAATCTAGCAGTTTTTAATGCTAATTCTATTTCTTCTTCACTTAATTTGTATGGTTCTGCTTCAGCACCTCTATGTGTATTTGATCTGAAGTCATAACTACTATGAGTTCTTTTTGTACTTGCAAATATTTTATTATCTACTACAAAAGTTCTTACATCAAAATCTGTTTTCATATATTCTTGTATCAACATTTCTGCTTCTAGTTTCCACATTGCTTGTACAGTTGCAACAAGACCATCATAACTTTCAACTTTAATTACACCAACACCTTGTGTACCTGTTAGTGTTTTTAATATAACAGGAAACTTACCACCAATTTTATCTAATGCAGTTTTTAAATTTTTCTCGTTTGAAACATAAGCAGTTCTAGGTGTAGGTACACCAAATTTTTCAAACAATAATGCTGTAGTTAATTTATTATCACAAGTAAGCATTGCTGCTCTTGTGTTCATCATAAATGCTTGTGAGTTTTGAAAAGCAGATATTAAAGATAGACCACCTTCATCTTGCAATGCACCACCTCTAACCATACAAATGGTATCTTTACCTATGAAAGTATGTTTACCACCGTCACCATCATAGTTGTAAACTGTTAAGGTATTTTTATCTTCGTCTTTATCTGTAATGATTGTAGTTTTAGTATTGACTATGATACACTCTATGCCTTTTTTCTTACACGCTTTTGATATAAGATCAGCAGTTGTATTTTCTTTAGGGTCATCTGAATCTGCTATTGTAATAATAGCAACAGATATAGGTTTCTGCTTACGCTCTAAATCTTGTTCTACAAAAAATTCTTTAAACTTTGGTATTTGCATTGTCGCTATCTGTTGTAACCTTTTTTCCTATGTTATATTTAGCAGATAAATTCCATTCTTTTTTCTCTTTAAATGGTAATACTTTTATCTGACTTAAAGGCGCCTTGTTATTTGCCTCGTCTTTATTAACTATATCAATTAGGTTCCAGTCTTGTAATAAAATAGCGATTGTGTTTCTTCTTTGTATATCGTTCTCAACTAAAGTTGCCTTCTTGCCATCTAAAGCAAAAAGTTCTTTAAAATGTACTATGTAATATTTACCTTGTTTGTGCAGTATATGACACGATTGAAATAGTGTTTTGTCTTTTCTACTTGCAACGCCGATTCTTGTTAAAGTTTCTCTTACTTTTAAAAAGTCATCTGGTTGTTTGATAGTTACTTCTAACATACTTTCAGGCGACCATTGTATTTCTTCACTCATTTTTTTCTCCCACCTTTTTTCAAGGATTCTTTAATATCTTCAATTTGTTTTTCTGTAAGTATATTGAGAGCGTCTTTAGCCTTCTCATTGCTATAACCGTAATACTCTTTCACATACTCTAAAGAAGCTAATTTGGATTGCTTTAACCAGCGACCACCAAACCGTTTTTTCTTTCTTACACTATTTATTAAAAATTGAAACTGAACCTGATTACTTAGGAAGTGATAACCATTCATTTCGTTTGCTTGAGGTAGAGTATCCCAAAACATAGATAAACAACGATTAATAATGTATGCTGGATATTTCTTAATCCAGGTTTCATCTGATTTCATTAAGTCCTCTTTAGACTCGTTAATCGCTTTCAAGTATTCTTTTAATTCGTATGCCATTATTTGTTGCGTCTGTTATGTCTGCCCATATACCAATCACCTGGTTCATAATTATATCTTTTACCGTGATGTCCTCGTATATCTGCATACCACATTCGCAATTTGACTATCGCTTTACGCCAAAATGTTCTTCGTGCCATTGTATCCTCTTTAATAATTTATTTAAATTTGCAAGTCGCCATTATTTCAGTCAAACAAGCAACCATATTTATCTCTTGGTCTGCTACAAATGCTGATTTATATTGGTATCCTGCTAATAAAAGTATTGCTTGAGGTACAGATTGAGGATGTAGATGTTCTTTAGACGAGTCATAGATGATCCTAAACAGATCAGCAGGTGCTACTGACAAGTTATTCACTACCCACTTTCTAGTTTCGTTAAAGTCTTTCTTCTTCAAAGACGCAAATAAACTCTTTATATCTGCCTCTTTTTGATTGTAGAAGATACCACTATCAATTTTACCATTTACTGAATATCTTTGTAGTTCATTAATAGTCTTTCTGAAGTCTGGATAATACTTTTGAATCAACTCAGCAAGTACCTTTTTGTCATAAGATACCTTTTGTTCATCAAGGATTTTACCTAGTCTAGTAAGTAAAGCAGTTGCTGTCTTTACCTTTTGACCGTTGACTATCTTAAAATCTATTTGTGTAAATCTACTTCTTAATGGTTCAATAAACTTATAAGGATAGTTGCAAGTTAATATAAACCTACAATTCTTATAAAATGTTTCAATGAAATTACGCAAAGCAGGTTGTACTGACTCAGCATTCATATAGTCTGCCTCGTCAATTATGACTACTTTATGTTTAGATTCGGTATTGAAAGATACAGTAGAAGCAAAGTTTTTAATCTTATGCCTCAAGGTATCAATTTGTCTACCTTCATCTGAACCATTGATTACGATATAATCAGCATTTAGTTGTTCACATAAAGCACGAGCAACAGTTGTTTTACCTGTGCCTGCTGTACCTGACAACAACATATTAGGTATTTCTTTTTTCTTTAGAAATTCTAAAAATGTCTTTTTAGTTTGCTCTGGTAGAATACAGTCCTCTATTGTTTTAGGTCGGTACTGTTCAACCCATAAGAAATCCGCCATAGTCTAACTCCTTAAAATTCAGAGTCAGGTTCTAGTGCGATCCAATATTGTACAGGTTTGTTCCTGTTAACAAAATGACTTATCTTTTGTTGTGAGATTTCTACATCATAATCATCACCAATAATCTTTAAGTTTTCTGCTTTAAAGTAAGCATTAAACTTCTTATCAGTTTCTCCGATTACTTCAGAATAGTCATTTGAAGATTTATTTTTCTTATCAGTAGCAACTAATTTAATGTTTTTACCATCACCTACTACGGCAACATCTGGTAAATTCAATGTAGTAATTGCTTTCTGCAATCTAGCAAAATCATCTTTCTTTAAAGTAAAAGATACATACTGATCTGGCATATTGATTGCTTTTGTTGGTGCAACAATAACTGACTTATCAGCAAAGAAATATTTGATTGATTGTTTATTGTTAGAGGACGCTATAGTTACATTTGAACCACCATTAAATTTTAATGCAGGTTTTTCAAACAAATCAACTGCCCTTAAAAATTCAGGCAAGTCATATATAGCAAACTCACTATCAAACTTCTCCGTCACCTCTGCTTCTGCCAAGATGTTTTTCATTGTAGAGATAGTCTGTATTTTGTTTCCAGGTTTAACTAGAATATTCTGGTTAATATCTGAAAAGTTCTTTAACACCGATATGGTGTTTTCACTTATGTTCATAATTATTCACTCCTTCATAATTTATATAGTGTTAGTATATACTAAAGAGGCGAGAAAGTCAATGCTGCCTCGCCTCTGGTCTCTTAAACTACTTAATTTTAATAGTTTTAGCCTTCTTGTGTTCTGGAATAACTCTTTCCATAGATACACTCAATAGACCGTCTTTCAGTTCAGCACCTTTGATTTCTACATCTTCGGCGATTGTAAAAGACTTTTGAAACATACGTTTGGCGATACCTTTATGAAGTACGCCTTGGTTTTCTTCAACCTCTTTCTCGGCTGTATCCTTGACAGATTTAACTGTTAATACACTATCCTCAAAAGATACATCTATATCCTTCTTACCATAACCAGCAAGTGCTAGTTGAATATCATAGGTATAACTACCTGTCTTTACGATATTGTATGGTGGGTATTTTACAGCAACCATTTCGTTGAAATTATGGTCATCTACCATTCTTTCAAAGTGGTCAAACATATTGTCAAACCCTACGGTTACCGGTCTTAATTGATTGAAAATTGAAAATGCTTTATTAGTCATTATAACTCCTTTTGTTAAGCAAGTTTATTTAAATAGAACCCATTATGGCGTTCTACATTTATTTATATAAGTACGATTTTTATTTTGTCAACCCTACTTATAGAAATTCACTAGGCTGAGGATCCCTACCAGTTCCCTAGTGAATATCTATAAGTGCTACTTTATTGTTCACGCTGTAAAGTAGCAAAGCAGCGTTTTGCGACACCGACTTAATTTCTAGGTCGGGTTCTTGCGTGAGGACTTACGAATAGCCCCAACATTATATATTTATCTATCACCAACGCAAAACTTTTAAACTTAATAACCTCTTTGTCGTTCTAATTTTTTCTTCTCTTTCTTACAATTTGCAATGTTTTCCTTCCTTTTTCTTCTCTTTTTTTCAGAAGGTTTTTCGTAAGATTGTCTTTCTCTTAATTCTTTTACAATGCCTTCTTTTTGTACTTTTCTTTTAAGCACTCGCATTGCTTGTTCAACATTACCTTTTCGTACTTCTACTGTTATACTCAACTTATTCTCCTCCTTTCACCTTGTGCATTTCAATTTGAAACACATTATTAGTATCTATAAAACCGTCGCCACATAAAAATACGCAATCATCTATATGACTATCTGCCCAAACATTCATACCCATTTCACATTTTTTACCTCTAGCATCCGATTTCCAATCTTCTTTAATTAAATCACTTAATACTGCCATTTGTCTTTTAGTTTTTGGATCATATACAACTAATAAAAATGTGTGTGGTACAATTCTAGTAGCACCTGGACCTGCTGATATATAAGTTTTAGAACCGTGTCCATTAAACTTAGCAACTTTAACCTCTATTCTTTCAG